CGCGGCATCGGCGGCGAAGCTGAAAGCCAAGGTGCCTGGCAGATTTGTCGTGGTCACGCCAACCGGCGCAGCGCCTGCAGTAAGCAGCGCCGTCGCAAAGCGATTGATCGACAGGTACGCGAGGTAATGGCGCAGGCCCGCGCCAGGCGCAGCGAGCGTGAGCGTCGTCGCTGCACCAACGGCACCCAGCGTGGTGCCGATGTCCGTCGTGATGGTGCCCAGCAGCGACTGGTCGAGCGGCGCGGTGGAGGCGACGGCCGTGGCCACGCACGTGCCCGAGGTGTAGGCGGACACGCGGATTCGCAGGCGATCGAAGCCCGCGCACGAGCCCTGCCACACGCCGGAGGCAGTGCCGGTGACACCAGCCACGTAGCGAACGGCCGCCTGACCCACCGGACGAACCGGAATGGGCGGGCTCCAGTTGACGCCATCAAGAGTGCCCGTCACCTCGACCGTGAGGTTGAAGGTGCCGCGCAGGTCGAGCGAAAAGCTGGCGCACCCGTCGCTGTCGAGAAAAATCTCGCTATTCAGCGCGGTGAGGTTGCCGGCGCTGAGGATGTTCTCGCGCGGGTGGCGGTTGCCGCTCTTGCGGTCTTGGGAAAGCTTGGCCATTAGAAGGCGCTCCAGTTGACGGTAACGGGCCCGGAGACTTGCGCCCCGAAAGTGGCCCCGATGGTGATTTCGCCGGTTGCGGGCCTGCCCCACAGCGACAGCACATCGAGCAGCTCGGGGTCGTTCTCGGCGCTGTCTGCTTCGCCGGCGAGAGACAGCACGATGCGGCTGGTGGGCAGGACGCCAACAGCCGCGAAGGTTTGGGCCCACTCCAGGCGCCCTGCAGGGGCAGGAACGCTGAGCACAGCGGTACCGGACAGCGCGCTGCCGCCAGTGCCAGGCGGACCCTCGGGCCCCGGTGGGCCCTGGGGGCCGATGAACTCGCCGGCCACCGACTCGACCACGATGATCGGCGGCGGCTGCACCTCGATGATCGTGGTGGGCGTGCTCATCGCGTGACCTCGGGATCGATGCGCACGGTGCCTTGCAGCAGGCGCGTCACTTCGCCCAACGGGCTTTCGAGCTCGATGTCGTACACCGAAGGGCCGGGCGGAAGGCCGGCCGTGGTGGTGGCGGAAAGCACCAGATCGATGCGGCCCTCCGCGGCGGTGATGGTGATGCCGTTGTTGGCCACCGTCAGCTCGGCGAGCACATCGGCCGAGGTGACCACCTTGCGGATCTGCATGCGCGCCGTGTAGCCGGTGAGGTCGCGCGGCGTGGCGCCATCGCGGACGATCAGGGCGTGCTTCCACGTGGCGCCCTGCTCGATGATGAGAGGCAACCGGGCGGCAGTCATGGCCTTACTCCTGCGTTCCGGCCGAAGCGTCAGGCGGGGCCGGCTTGCCGCTCATGAAGCTCATCAGCTCCAGCGCACCGGAGGCGCGCATGGCGGCGAAGTCGCGGCCGGCCTCGGCGAAGACCTTGGCCGGGTCGTAGCCGCGCTGGCGCAGGGATTCGCTCGGGGTGAGCAGGCACGCGCCGATGGCCTCGACCTCGGCCTTGATGTCCTGGTGCGGGTTGACGTAGTCCCAGCGCGGGGTGGTCCACTCGACGTCGTCGGTGGCCGACTCCGGCACGACGCCCGCCGTCTTCGCGGCATCCACGAACCACGAGTAGATCGGGCTGCACAGGCGCGGCACCAGCACCAGCCACTGCACCTGCTGCACCGACTGGCGGAAGTCGTTCCAGCGGATGCGCGCCGAGCTAAAGTTCACCTCGCGCATGTCGCCGGTCATCACCTCGTAGGGCACGTCCATGCCGGCGGCGATCAGGTGCAGATTGAACTTGCAGGTCTCGACGTAGCCGGGCGCCGCGGTGGGCGCCACGGTGGTGATGTTCATGCCCGAGGGCAGCTGCGTGATGCCGCCGCTGGCCAGGGCGCCGAGGTCTCCGCTGGCGTCGACGGCAGCCGCATTGGGCGCCGTGCCCACGTTGTCGACGCCCATCCCCCGAGGGACGTCGGACGGGTTCGCCAGGTCGGAGGCCTCGGCGCCACTGACCAACACCGAAAGCCGGGTTTCGAGGTTCTTCCGCTGCAGCTCGGCGTCCTCGTAGAGCATGAGGTCGCGAGCGCGAGCGATGACGGCGGCGAGGCGGCTGATGCCGCGGCCCTGCCCGGGGCGCTCCGGGGCGAAGAGGTGCAGGATCTCGCTGGCCGGCACGAGGCGGCTGCTGCCGCGCCCCACGCGCTGCGTGTCGCCGGGGTGCTGGTCGAACAGCCAGTAGCCCTGCACGCGGCCGATGGCGTCGTACTGGATGCCGTTGACGATGACGCCGCCCTGCCCGACCGTGCCTTGCCGGTCGCTGTCGAGCCAGTCGATCTCGAGCAGCTGGATCTGCAGCGGCACGCGCAGGCCATCGCCAGGGCGGCGCGTGCGGCGGCGGATGAGCACCTCGCCGTCCTGCTCCATGGCGCGGTAGGCCGCGGCCTGCAGGCCGTAGAAGTCGTAGATGCCGTCGGCGTCGGCGCGCTTGACCCAGCGCTCCCACTCGCGATCGAGGGTGACGCGGTGCTCGGCGACGGGCGTCTGGCTCTGCCCGGTGATGCCGGTGCCGATGGTGTGGTTCACCAGGCCGTTCAGGCCGCGCCGGATGTACGGCACGTTTTGCACCAGGGCGCGGGCCCGGAAGCGCAGCATCCGCGCGTCGGCGCGGTGGTCGCTGTTGGCGCTGGCGCCGGCGCGGCGCGGCTTCCAATCGGTGAGCACGGCGCCTTCGTAGGCGCGCTCGAGCAGAGCGCGGGCGCGCTTTCGGCGCAGGCCGGCATCGGGGTTGAAGAAGCCGACGAGGCGGTCGATGGGGTTCATTCGCCGCGCCCCGTGGTGAACCGGAAGCGGAAGGCCGAGCCGCGGCGCGGTGCACCGGCGCGGGCGAGCTCGCCGGCGACGTGGTCGCGAGCTTTCAGCAGCTCATCGACGCTGCGGTAGGTCATCTTCCGGCCGGCCAGCTCCAGCGACAGCGCGCCGGAGGCGATGGCTTTGTCGAGCGCGTCGAGGTCGGAGGGGGAGTAGGCCATGGCCGGCTCACCCTAGGGCGGCCGGCGCGGACATTTCAGGGGAAATGTCCGCGGGGCAGACGCCCTACCGCACGGCGAGGTGGTGCGCCCGGAACGTGTCGATGCACTGCCCCAGCCACTCGGGCTCGCTCAGGCTTTCCGGCGGCTGGGTGATTTGGCCCGGCCACTGCACGCCGTGCGGGCCGCGAAGCACGCCGCCCAGCCACCAGCGCTTGCGCGCCCCGTGCGCGCCGGCGCGGCGCAGGTGCACCGCGAAAGGCCCGATCGCCACCGGCTGATGCCCGTTCTGCTGGCACCACGCAAGATAGACGGCGTGCACATCGGTACTGAGCGCCGGCATGACCGGCCAGCGGCCGTCGCGCCATTCGGCGAGGAAGCTGTCGACCGAGGCCGGCAGGGTGGCGCGGGCCGGGGCGTCCGCCGCATCCGGCCCGAGGTCGACATCGAGCATCTCGGCCAGGTCGATGCCGGTGAGGGCAAGGGTGCGCTCGTTCGCCCGAAGGGCGGCCGCGCGGCGAGGCAGGCCCAGCGCGAGACCGGCCTTCACCAAGGCGGTGAGGCTGCGGGTGGCCGAAACGACGGTATCGGCCCGGTGGCTGGGCGCGGCCGGCAATGCCGGGGGCTCGGGCTCGGTACCGACCATGCTGTAGCGCCCGGTGCGGCGCAGGGCCGGGAGCACCTCGTGGGTGATCCAGCGCTTGAAGCGCTTGGCCTCGGGCTTGCGGCTGGTGAGGGTGAGGCTGTACAGGCCGGCTTCGTTCACGGCCAGCACGGTGCGGGCCTGAGTGCCCTCGCCCTTCGATCTGGTGTCATCAATGATGACGGCAGATCGCTCATCCTCATCGAGACGGGCGACGGCCTGACGGTTGTTGCCGAGGCCGAGCGCCTCGCACACGTCGAGTGCCACGAACCACGGCAGGCCGGCCACGTCTTCCACCACGCGCACGGCGCGGCCTTCGAAGTCGAACGGGGTAAGGGCGTTCATCACTCCACCCCCGAGGCGCGGTAGAGCGCGAGGGCCATGTCGACGTTGCGGGCCAACAGAAAGGCTTGGTCGCAGTCGATGCCTTCGTCGTCGCACTTGGTGAGCGCCGAATGCACGCAGCACAGGATGACGTGGGCTTCTTCGATGGCCGACTGCCGGCCGATGCCCTTGTGCACCATGAAGAGGTGCTGTTTGAGGCCGCGCCGGTAGCCGAAGTTGTGGGCGCGGGTGGTGCCGGTGGCCGGCTGGTAATGGGCGTCTTCGGGCTGCTCGGCCCGGGCGGTGTTGTGGCTCATGCGGTTCTCCTTGGCTGGCTGGGAGTCCGCCTCCGCGCGACCAAGCACGGAGACGGACGACGCAGGGTTGGTCGACCGGGCCAAGGACCGGCGAGCCCTTGCGGGCTCCCCTGCGCCGCCCGCCATAGAACCGCGGGGTACGCATGCGCAGGCCCGTCGAACGACGGGCGAAGAAAAAGCGCCGGCATCGTGCGATGGGCGCTTGCGCGCCTTGACCTTCGGGCGACCAAGCCCGGCTGCGCGATTGAGCGCAGCGGGGCCAAGGTACGCCCGAGGCAAGGCGTGTGGCAAGGGGCGGTGGCTGGCATGGCGGGCTCCGTTGGGGTGTAGAGCCATGCTGGGCCGCCGGCGCCGGAATGAACCGGGCCAACCCCCGGCGCGAACGCTGGGGTTAGGCTTGAACCGCGCCACCCCACCCACCACCACCGAAGGAACGACCATGCCCACCGCACCCTCACCAGACACCCTCGACCTCGCCGCCACCCTCACGGCCGGCATCTTGGCCGGGGGCGCACTCAGCCATCTTCCGCCCGACCAGATCCCGCGCGAAGCCGTCAGGCTGATGAATCAGGTGCGTGCAGAGCTGCGACAGAAGCAAGCTCTGGGGACGCTTTCAGACCCGCGAGAGCCCTGACCACTCGCTTGATGTTCTCTTCGAAGAAGAGCGGCTCCGTGGAAGACAGGCTTGCCGCGGCTTGGATGATTGCCATGGCGTGGCCCTCCTCGCGTTCGCGAACGTGTGCGAGGTAGTTGGCCAAGTCTTCGGGGTCGATCGAATCAATGTTGCCGCCTTGCTTTTGCATTGCTACTCCTTGGGGACGGCGCGGATCAGATCCGCGCCCTGTGGTGAAGTCGGTTGAACACCCGCCGCAGCGCGTAGCCGCGCACGAGGCTCAGGACGGTGAACGCCACGGTGATGCCGAAGCCATCGGCCACGCTGGGCTGGTGCCCGAACCAGGGCAGCACCACGAGCGTGGCGGCCCAGCTGATGGCGAAGCCGACAGCGGTACTCGCTGCCGTCTCGACGGCGGACTGCAGCTTGGTCTGGCTCACGCTTCGCCCTCGATGAAGTAGTCGTCGCCGTTTCGGCACAGGCCGGTGGCCACGTGGATGCGTATCGGAATGGGCACGCCTTCCGGCCGCTCGATGAGCGCGATGTAGCGCAGGCAGCGGTGCCGGATGCGGCAGGTGTCGTCGTCTGGCCCAAGACCGAAGCGGCCGACGCAACGGGCCGTGTCGTCGCTGATGAATCGCCGCGCGGCGACGGTGCTCACAGCCCCTCCGACCGCGGCTTGGCGCGGGGCCGGAAGCGCCGGCAGTGGCGCTCGGTGATGCCGTGCCGTTTGGCCACCACCGCCACGGGCTCGCGCTGCAGCTGCTGGGCGATGGCGGCTTTCTGCGTTTCGCTCAGGCGCGGCCTGGCGCTCACATAAACCACCGTGCCGGCGAAGGCGCGGCGCACGTCTTCGCGGGTGCGTCCGGCTTGCAGGTGGTCGACGATTTCGCTGATCACGTCGGCGTCGTGGGTGCTGTCGTCGCCGGGCCGGGGCTGATCGGCGAGCGTTGGCGGCTGTTGGCGCGTGGCGTAGCGCATGCGGGTCACCAGTTGCGGGGCTTGGGACGGGCGGAGGTACGGGGCGCCGCGCGGGGCGCGGGCGCTGGGGAAAACGGCGAGGCAACGACGGGCGCGGCGGGCGTTGCCTGGGCGGCGTCGACCGGCTCGGGCGGCAGGCCGGCGCGCTGGCGCAGCACGGCCTCGCGGGTGTCCCAGTCGGTGCGGGTGTAGCGGTAGAGGCGCAGCTCGGGGTGATGGGCTGCGGCGTAGGCGTACACCCAGGTGTCGAGCGGCTCGTTGCGGGCGCCGCCGCGCTTCTCGAAGCGGTTC